CGGATCGGATCTATGTCACTCTGGAGGCCTACGCGACCGGCAACGGGCACAACGTGACGGCTCAGTTTGGGGACGGCACTCCGAGCCATGTCCACACAAGCCTGCCGCTGGTTGGAGGCACGGGGCTTTGGAAGTCCGTGGCAGGCGTAGTGCAGTCACCGGCAAGCCTGCTTGTTGACGCGGATGTAGCTGCAAACGCGGCTATTGCGCAGAGCAAAATCAGCGGGCTGACTGGGGCGCTAGACGGCAAGGCTGGGACGGCGCAGATTGATGTTTTTACGACTGTCGGCACAGCGACTTGGACCAAGCCTGCTGGCGCAAAATTGGTTGTTATTGAGATGGTTTCTGGGGGAAACGGCGGTGGGGCGGGAGGAAAAGGCACTAGTGGAACTGCGATTTATGGCGGCACAGGTGGCGGCGGCGGGGGATACACCCGGACAACACTCAACGCAGCTGATCTTGCGGATGGCCCAGCAAATTACAATGTGACCGTTGGGGCTGGCGGAGCTGGAGCTGTTTTTGGAGTTTCGACGGCGCAAGTTGGGGGCATCTCTGGGTTTGCTTTAACCTCAACGCCAACAGCGTTTTTGGCGCGTTGCAATCCCGGCGGCCAACCTGGCGTGAACGGCGGGACAACTGCCCCAGCAGCCGGAAGCGGTGGTGCACCAAACAGCAATGCTGGCGGTGGGACTTCGATTTCGCAAACTGCTTCAGCTGGATCAGGTGCCGCCAATGCTCCGAGTGGCGGTGGGGGCGGTGGAGGAATATCTGCAACGCCATCGCCATATAACGGCGGAAATGGCGCAACGAATCCGTTTATCAATCTTTTTTCCGCAGCTGGCGGGCAAAGCACGGTTGCAAACGGTGGCAGTGCAACGCCTTCAACGCCACGACCTGGAGTGCCATCGTTGATTATGAATGGCTCGGCCGGAGGCGGTGGTGGTGCAACAACTTTTGCAAATGGCAGCGGCGGAAACGGCGCAAACGCAAGCGGATACGGCCATGGAGGCGGAGGAGGCGGAGCAACTATCGGATCCGGCAACGGCGGAAACGGCGGCAACGGTGCCCAAGGATGCGTTGTCATCACCACCTACTTCTGATGACTCAACTCCTCGACATCCTCGCCCAACAGGCAGCCGCGCAGGGGCTTTCCATGGCGCTCACGCTTGCGGCTGTCATCCATCTCAACGCCAAAATAAAAGAGTGTGAGGCTGACCGCAAAGCGCTTTGGGAACGACTTTTACAACAGCAAAACGATGAAACAGACGCTTAAAAACTATGTCCGCCAGCCTTCAACCTGGCTGGGACTCGCAAAGCTCGGGGCCGCGCTTGGCTTTTATTCAACCGGACTGGGCGGCGAACTCGGTTCCGCAATTGTTGCAATCTTTGGAGTCGTTGATGTGATCCGGAACGAGCGCAGATGACCTTAAACGCTGGCAATGTGTCACTTTTACTGACCCTGCTTTCGACCGTAGCTCCTGGCACATGGGCGATTGTGGCTGGCGTTGGAGGCATTGCCGTTGGATTTTTTGGCAAGAAACTTCTCAAGAAAAATGACTGTCCTTCCTATTCCGGTAATACCAAGCCTTCAAACGCGTTACTTAGGCGCGACCCCACCAGCAGGCTTACAAGTCCTAAGCGCCGTAAAAAGAATCCTGCCTCCGGCGGGGACTGATGGCGTCGGGCTGCCGCCTGACCGGATCATGCCATACAGCGGCATTTATGACGCGCAGGGACGGCTTCCGCGAGTGCCGGGACTGGGCACTACATTCTTGGCGCGCGTGTAATGACCGACGCCGAGAAACAAGCTTTTGTAGCACGGATGGCCGCCGAAATTGGCGAGCACTTTGATTGCGTGCAGATACTTGCGCACGACTCGAGCAACGAGACTTACAAGGTGTTTGAGGCAGGCTCTGGCAGCCTGTTTGCGCGGCTTTATCAAGCGACTCGGTTTATCGACGCCGACCGAGAAACGGAATATACAGCAGACAATGATGACGACGAATATCAGCCAACGGGGGATTAAGGCCATCATCGGCTGGGAAACCGGCGGAGAGCACGAGTACAACCGAAACCCGGAATGGCCTGGGGAAGCGTCTGGAATCACAATCGGCATCGGATGGGACCTCGGGCACACGCCAGCAACTGAAACAGCTAGGGCGTGGGCACCGCACATTGACCAGCAGACGCTTGCGGCTTTGATCGGCGTGGCAAACCGGCGGGGAGAGGACGCTAAGTTTATCCTCCCGCACGTCCGGCACCTTGTGATCTCGTGGGACGCAGCGCTGGCCGTGTTTAATGACGTCACAATCCCGACCTGGTACTTGCGCACTCTCCGAATCTGGCCACATGTGCAGGCGCTTCCGGGGGATTGCGCGGCGGCGCTGGTTTCTATCGTTTTTAACCGCGGCCCGAATTTGAGCGGAGACCGGAGGCGAGAAATGCTACGGATCCAAGAATTGTTGCGCGTGAACGAGCTGGCGCAGATTCCTGACCAGATTCGCGCCATGAAGCGACTCTGGCCCGATTCTCGGGGACTCCGGCGGCGACGGGACGAGGAGGCGGAACTTTTCCAATCAGGGCTCGTGCCCGTTGGAGACTAATTTGGGACAAAGTCCCGGCAAGTGACCGTATGGTGCGCGGGGAGAGCCCGCGACGGCGTTTCGCAGTTTCCGCCCTTGAAACAAAGGCACTTGCGACATCTCAGCAAAACACGGGGTAGACAGCCAAGCGGGCTTTGGTAGTCTGCGGGCATGGAACAAACAGAAGCAGACCGCATTTCGCTGGTGCTCAAAACCGCTGCCGATTTGACGGCCGACAATGTCAAAGCCGAGAAACTGTTGGTGGTGGCACAGGTGCAGGGGCACTTTTTTTGCAGCGGCTCGCCAAAGTCTTTGCCGCTGATATTTGGCGTGGCAGCCAAAGCCGCCGAGCAGGTTATGGAAGTCGTTAAACCTGAAGTAAATGAAGCCTGAAAAAACCCTCCGCGAGCACTGCCGCGAGATCGGACGACTCGGTGGCAGTGCAAAATCCGAAAAAAAAGCTGAGGCAGCGCGCCGGAATGCCAGCAAGCCGCGTCCTAAAGCACGCGAACTCAACGCGTTACGAAGGGCAAAAAATAATTGAAAAAAAAGCTAGCCAAGCGTGGTTTGCTGGCTAAAGTTGGGCCCATGACAACAAACCACATCACCTGCATCTCCCAGATCAATTCTCTCGAAATCATCCGCGCACTCGCAGCGCAGTCATTCAATGACAAAGCGGTTGTGAGTGTAATCATTCAAGCCGCCTGGGGCGAAGTTGAAGTTCTCCGCGACGGCACAGTGCGCGCACCAAAACGCTAGGCCGAAACGCCCTCCGGGGCGTCCACCCGTGATGCGGGTGCTGACGAGGCCGTCAGAGTGCAACCTGAACTGAACAACGAAATGAATACGACCATCAAACCCCGCTGGATCATCAACCACTTCGCGCACGGAGTCTGCACTATTGACCCGCGCAGCATTCGGTACTATTGCAACGAGCGCCATGCCTACGGCTGGCAACTCGGCTTTGAGTGCAGCGTTATCCTTTCCGACGGCACTCGCAAGCCAGCTTCTTTTGGCGCTCTTGGAACTGACCGCCGCGCAGCCATGGCAAACGCTCTTCCCCGCTAATTTGATGAGCACTTCACACTACTCCCGCAAGCCGTACCAAGGGCCGCAACCGCCACCGAACCGTCCACGGCGGTCAACAGCCTGGGCAATTGGCTTGGGCGTCCTATTGGTCGCCGACCTTGTCGCCATCCAGTATTGCGACTGTCTTGGCGAAAGCCTGGTGATTGCCGGGCTCGCAGTGCTGACACTTAGCGTTATGGTCAGGAGGTCAGAATGAGCGGCCACATGGTGGGCTTGCTCAACGGCAAGCCATGCTGGTCTCCGTCGGCACGGACAAAGGACTGGGACTTTGGTCCCGCAGTTGAGCCGGAGGACGACAACCTGTCACTCATGGCATCCGCGCCTCAACTGGTGCGAAATGCGGTGAGAAAAGGGCTGATTAAGCTACCGGACCCAACAACAGCTAAGGCGTCCAAACTTGGCAGCAGGTCAGTTTGGGCAAGCTGTTCGGTCTGTCGGTGCGAGTACAGCCGCGACAAGTTCGCCACAGAGACTCGGTGTCGGGTGTGCAGACTGCCCAAAAAAACTTGCAAGCAGTGCGGCGTTGAGTTTCAGCCGCAGCAGCGAAAGCAAGTGGTGTGCGGCATGGCCTGCCGGATCGAGCTGGCCAGAATTGCGGCACAGACTCGAGTTGTGGGAACCGTGACAGTCCCGTGCGCTTGGTGCGGCAACATGTTTGAGCGGCGGGCTGGTGACGTGCGGATTAAGCACTGCACGGCGGCGTGCGGGCACAAGACGATGGCGGCGAAATTGAGGAAAGCAAAATGACTTACGACGACTACATTACGGGCAAGCAAAAGACCGTGCGGGATGCCGGTTTTGAGCCTTTGCCGATTATTGCGCCGTTGTTTGATTGGCAAGCGCACATCGTGCGTTGGGCGGTTAGGAAGGGCCGTTGCGCACTGTTTGAGGACTGCGGGCTTGGCAAGACTGCCCAGCAGCTTGAATGGGCGAGCCAGGTTGTGAGGCACACTGGCGGCAGTGTGCTTATTTTGACGCCGCTTGCTGTGGCATCACAGACCGCTAGGGAGGCGCAAAAGTTTGGCATCGAGGCAAATCAGATTGCCAGCGGTGACGAAATCAACTCCCCGGGAGTTTGGATCACCAACTACGAGAAGCTGGAACATTTTGACTGCTCAGTGTTTGCCGGGGTGGTTTTGGACGAGAGCAGTATTCTCAAATCTTTTACGGGCAAGACAAGAAAGGCACTGACAGATGCTTTTTCGCAGACTCCTTACAGGCTGGCGTGTACCGCGACACCATCACCGAACGACTACACCGAACTGGGACAGCACGCTGACTTTCTTGGCATTTGCTCGCCAGCGCAGATGCTGGCCACGTTCTTTGTGAACGACACGTTCAACACTGGCGACTGGCGCCTGAAAAAGCACGCTGAGAGCCAGTTTTGGAAGTGGCTGGCAAGCTGGGCGGCGTGCGTTTCCAAGCCTTCAGATATTGGTTTCAAAAACGATGGGTACGATTTGCCAGCACTCAACATGCAAACGATTCTGGTGGACGCTGACATCAGCACAAATACCGGGGAGGAGTTGTTCCGAATTGCGACATTGTCAGCGACCACCATGCACCGTGAAATGCGCATGACATCAGCAGACCGCTCTGATGCTGTCGCAAATCTCGTGAATGGATCAGATGAGCCTTGGATCGTGTGGTGCAACACAAACGACGAAGCGGACAATCTTGCTCAGCGAATCCCGGATGCCATCGAAGTGCGAGGCTCGGATGCGCCATCCCGCAAAGAGTCTTTGCTGTCCGATTTCAGTCAAGGACGGGCTCGCGTCATTATTACCAAGCCGAGCATTGCTGGATTTGGTCTTAACTGGCAGCACTGCCGCAATGTGGCATTTGTGGGGCTTTCCTACTCGTTTGAGGACTTTTACCAAGCACTGCGCCGAAGCTACCGATTCGGCCAAACGCAAGAAGTGAACGCCTACATCGTGCAAGCAAAGACCGAAGGAGCCATCCTTCAATCAATCCGGCGAAAAATCGAACAACATGAACAAATGCAGGAACAAATGAAACTAGCAGCAGCAGAAATTACCTTTCAGAAATCTGAGAAGGTTGAAGCAAAGACAGGCGTGGACACGTACACTGGCAACAACTGGACAGTTCATCACGGTGACTGCGTCCGAGTTGCAAAAATGATCCCGACGGGCTCGATTGATTTTTCAGTTTTCAGCCCGCCTTTTGCTGACCTCTTCACGTACTCAAACGATCCGCAAGACATGGGCAACTGTGATTCCATGGCAGATTTTGTGGTGCACTTTGATTTTCTAATCCAGGAGATCAAACGGATCATGCAACCGGGCCGCGAAGTGGCCGTGCATTGCGTGGATTTGCTTTCGACAAAATGGAAGCATGGCGCAATTCAGTTTCAGGATTTCAGCGGCGAAATCATCCGAGCGTTTTGGAAGCATGACTTTCTTTTTCATTCGCGCATTTGCATCTGGAAGAGTCCGGTGACAGAGATGCAGCGAACCAAAGCGCACGGGCTCCTTCACAAAACGCTAAAAACCGACTCATCCAGCTCGCGTGTTGGATGCGCCGACTACTTGCTGGTTTTTCGCGCTCCGGGGGAAACGCTGGTCCCAGTGACAAAAGACGGATCAGAATTTCCAGTTGCTTGGTGGCAAGAAGTGGCGTCACCGGTTTGGATGACGGTAGATCAGGGCCGAGTGTTAAACGGAGAAGTGGCACGCGATCAGGCGGACGAAAAGCACATCTGCCCGCTACAACTTGACGTGATCGAACGCGCCATTACGCTTTGGAGTAATCCCGGCGACTTGGTTTACTCGCCGTTCACGGGCATCGGATCAGAAGGCTATGGCGCGCTAACTCTTGGCAGGCGTTTTGTGGGATCGGAACTGAAGAAATCCTACGCAGAACACGCTGTGACAAACCTCCGCAATATCGAAGCTCAACCTAGCCTATTTTAATCCATGAAAATCAGACACTCATCACTCCCAAAACTGGCCTTATGCGGCCAGTACGAAGGCGCGCCGGGGACCAGTCCGGCAGCCGAACGCGGCACTAAACTGGACGCAGCATTCCGGCACGCCTGGACTCATTCCGAGTTTCCAGACTGGGAACTGCCAGAAGAGGACGCCCAGGCAGTCCGCTGGGCTATTAACCAGTGCATCCATTTTGGTGGCGCCCACGACTTGGTAACCGACGAGGACAAATGCCGGATTCACACCGGCGGGATTGAGCATCGGGGCACGGCTGACGGTGTTGCGATCAAAGGCCGGTTTCTTATCGACCTCAAATCAGGCCAGATTTACGACTACGCAGCCCAAATGGCGGCTTACGCTCTGGGCCTGATGCAGGAGCACTTTGTGGGCGAGTGGACCACGCACTTGCTTTTTTGCGATCAGCGCCAGGTTGTCAGCCGCCGATGGACCTACCAAGAGGCATACGACCTTGTACGCAGCGTGCTGGCCAACGTGGGCACGGCGCCGGCGGAAAACGATTATTGCGGGTGGTGCGCAAAAAGCCTGACCTGTCCGGCTCGTGTTGCCAGCAAGGACAGTGCGCTGGTGGCCGTTACCGGACTCGCGCCAACCGTCCAGGACGAGGGCTTTTTGGCGCTCCTGAACGACCCTGATCAGCTCGGGCAATTTCTGGCAGCCTGCCAGACTCTGGACGACTTCCGAGACGCCGCGAAAGAGAAGGCCCGCGGGCTCCTCGAGGCTGGTGTGCGAGTGCCGGGCTGGAGGTTGCAAAAGCCGCGTGCTTCCGAGTACATCGAGGCCGAGCACGTTGCCGAAGCAGTTACCAACGGCGTGCTGGGAGCCGGGGACGTGATCCGGGCGCAGGGCTCAATGAGCCTCAAAAAAGCTCAAGCGCTCTGGAGTGCAGCTGGTGCCGTGCTGCCGGATGATCTGGTGCAAAGGAAGGTTGGGCAGGCTCCGCTTGTGCAGGCAAAATGACCACTCAACACTACATCGCCATCGACCCGGGCGTGGGCGGCGGGATCGCCTACACCGACACCGACGGCAGCGTGCACGCGCTGCCGATGCCGGAGACCGTGCATGACTTGCGCCAGACTTTAAGTGTCTTGTGTTATGGGATCACAGCGCCAACCGTGTTTCTGGAGGAACTCCCAAAGTTTGCCGGAAAAATGAGTGGATCAAGCATGGCTACCATGTTCCGCAACTACGGGAGGATTGAAGGGCTTCTTGCCAGTCATCAGTGCCGGATTGAATATCTACGCCCGCAAGCGTGGCAAAAGGCTCTCGGACTTGGAGACAAGAAAACGCACGGGCCGCGCTGGAAAGCGCACCTTAAAGGGCGCGCACAGGCGCTGTACCCACAACTTACTGTAACGCTGAAAACCGCCGATGCGTTGCTGATTTTAGAGGCGGGAATGAAACTACGCAAATGAACCTGATACCATTCGATCAAACCAAGTTGATGGCCGAAGCCATCGCCAAATCCAAACTGTTTGGCATCCAGACCGCTGAACAGGCACTCGCACTCGGGCTATTGTGCCAAGCCGAGGGACGGCATCCCGCCGAGGCCGCGCGGGATTACCATATCATCGGAGGCAAGCCGTCCTTGAAGTCCGAGGCCATGCTGGCACGATTTCAACAGGCAGGCGGGAAGGTGGAGTGGCACGAATACACGCACGAGGCCGTGAGCGGCACGTTTACGCACCCGCAGGGCGGTTCGCTGAAGGTATCCTGGACGATCAAGGACGCAGAGCGCGCCGGGCTGACTGGAAATCCAACTTGGAAGAAGTTTCCGCGCCAGATGCTCAAGGCCCGCTGCATTTCCGAGGCAGTGCGCGGAATCTTTCCCGGCGTCCTGTCCGGGCTCTACGCACCCGAGGAGGTGCAAGAGTTCGCGCCGGTGCAGTCGCACACGGAGCCTGAACCGATCCAAGTTGAGACTGAGCCAGTGCCGCCGATGCTGGAGCGCATCAATCCGATGCAGCGCCTGCTGGCCGACAAATCCGCAGCGCAGCGTGAAAAAGTCACGGCGGGAGCACTGAAACGAGGCTGGATCAAAGAGGGAGAGACGTACCTCGACATCCCGGCAGACATTGCAACTCAGGCAGTCGCGTTTCCGGAGCGGTTCTTCGCAGCTTTTGGAATATGAAACAACAGCCAACCATTCAGCAATTACAAGAGCTTTGCGAGACCGCTCAACATGTTGTCGTTTTGGCACATAAAAACGGGAAACTTTACATTGTCTCAAACAAATTGGGGCATATTGAAGACCTTGCGCTTTGTGTAAAAGCTCAAAGCGCCATCGAATCACAGTTGCAAAAATCCCAAAACTAAAACCATGCCATCATTGAAAATCGAAACTACAGACCAACCCGCCCAGATTGAGGCGGGCATCCACCTTGCACGCATCGAAACCGCCGTTGAGGCAGTCTCGAAAGCGGGCAACGAAATGCTGCAACTTGAAGTTAAAGTTGGGCCGTTGACCTTTCGCTCGTGGGTCGTTTTTACAGCAAAAAATTCTGACAATGTTGCACGATTTGGACGAGCCATTGGGAAAAAGGTTGTCGAAGGAAAAACGATGGTGATCGAGACCGAGGACTGCGTAGGCAAGATGGCCCGCGTGGAACTCGGGCCCGGCGATCGGATCAACGACAAGACCGGCAAGCCATACCTGGAAATCAAGCGCTGGCTGCCGCCCAGTACTGCCAATGATGACCTGATGCCTGACGAAATTCCGTTTTAACGACCGTTTCGGGGGCCGCGCATCCAAACAACGCGGGAACATCAATGAACAAAGCTGAACTTTTGGAAGCGGAACGCATCGCCGCCGAACTGATGACCACGCACGAAGGGCTGGTTAAGTCGGGACAACCTGGGTTACAACCTGACGCAATGGACACTTTTAGACTGGCCCGTGCGATCCACCTTTTTTCCGCAAAAGCCGAGCCAGAAATTTTGTCCGGAATCGCTCGAGCCCAGCGCGACATAGAAGCAGCACTCTAGCGCATGAGTGCTCAAAAGATCCCGGAGGCCGAGCAGGCCGAGCGGGCGGTGCTGGGTTGTCTCTTATTCGCGCCTCACACGGCATTTCCGGCCGTCGTCGCGTCTGGGTTGACGTCAGGTGACTTTTACAACCCGACGTTTGCGACCATTTTTTCAGGCATCCAAGCCGCAGCTGATGCCGGTGACAGCATGGATCCTATCGTGTTGGCGAGCCGGTTGGCGAATCAGGGGATTAGCTATGCGCTGATGTCGGACCTTGCAACCGGGATGCCAAGCCTTGCGCCGCTGCCGAGCTGGTGCGAATTGGTCCAGGATGCAGCGAGGCGCCGCAGACTACTCTCGCAATTAAGAGACGCGGCCAAAGCCTTGGGAGAAGGATTGCCGACTGGGGAGATTGTTGCGGGACTTAACGAGGCCGTAACGGTTGCCAGTGCTGAGCAAACCCTTGGTTCTATAGTACAGACTGGGTTTAATGACCTGCTTTCCTATGATACGGAGTGCGATAAAAACAACTTAATCGGCAACCGCTGGTTGTGCAAAGGCGGATCACTGCTGATTAATGCTCAAAGCGGTATCGGCAAAAGCTCATTAACGATGCAACTGGCAATCGGATGGGCGTTAGGCAGCGGTGCATTTGCAGATGTTCTTACTTTTGGCATTAAGCCAGTTCGAGCATTAAAGAGCCTTATTTTACAGGCTGAAAATGACATTGGAGACCAGGCTGAAATCTTGCAATCGGTCGTTTGTAAGTTTGGCAAAAATCACTGCGGGGAAGTTGAAAAGCAGGCGTTAAACGAACGGTTGGTTTTTTACCGCGACAACGTACATTCAGGCCCGGAGTTTCTCAGAGTGCTTGAGGCTTTAATCGTGCGTCACCGGCCAGACGTTGCGTGGATTGACCCGCTCATGTGTTACCTCGGCGACGACATCAGCGACCAAAAGGTGGTGACGGAGTTTTGCAACGGGCTTAACAGAATCAGCAGCAAGACCGGCGTGTTGTTGGTGCTTATCCACCACCTTCCAAAGCCGCGAGAAGGTACGGCACGCACTGACTCGGATTTGGCTTACGCTGGGTTTGGATCAAGCGCACTGACCAATTGGGCACGCGAAGTCGTGACTCTACAGAGAGTCGAGACTGAGCCAGGACAACCACCGACATGCTCGTTGACCGCTACCAAGCGCAGGTTGCGAGCCGGAATGATGAGTTGGGACCGGCAACCGACGGCCAGGATCTACATTCGCCACAGTCCGAATCCCGAGAAGCACGGCATGATTTGGCAGCTTTGCCCGCAACCAGAACCGCCGGAGGAGACCAAAAAAAGAAAATGAAACCACGCTCTGAGAACCCGCGAGACGAGGGGCCGTTTGCTTGGCAACACCGCGAAGCTGCAAAGATTGCAGGCCGATACGGACCCAACCATTACGCCGTCTACCACGCGCTGACGCACTTTCAGAGTGCTGCTGGAGTCGACCATAAACGCCGTTTTTCGGCGTCGTATGAGGAGCTGGCCGACCACATTGGGGCGTCAAAAAACACCGTTGCTAGGTGCCTCCCGGTGCTTGCAAAAGCCGGGCTGGTGCGCATTTTTTCCGGGGTAAATAGCAGCCGAAGAGCGACCCGAAATGCCTTTTGTTTGCTCTCAATTTGCCAACCCTCACAGGGTCATGGCCACCCATCACAGGGTGAGCACGTGAAACCCTCACAGGGTCACGACGTGAAACCCTCACAGGGTCGCTTAATAGAGAAAGAGAACAACTACTCCGCGCCGCCGCCAGCGGCAGCGGGAGTAGTAGAAAAAGAAGAAACCGAGCCCGCTCGCTCGCGCTTGAGGCGCAGCAGCGGCCCGAAAGAACCGCAAGGCGACGGGCCAGACTACTTGCGCAAGTTCTACGCAACCTTTGACGAAAACGACTAAAGCAAAAACACTGATCAACCGATTACCCAAAAATGATTCCCGATTTGATTGCAGAAATTGAACGGCTTCGTGCCGAAAACGCAGCACTGGCAACCAGGCCTTGCATTGCTTGCGAAATCATTGCCCCGGCGCAGATCGAAGCACTTCGGGAACGGTGCACACTGCTGGAGACCGAACTCCAGGGCGCCATCCTGATGCTGGACCTGATCGACACTGACACCATTTCAGTGCGCTGGGGCACTGTTGCGCAGTTCATTCGGGACAGGCAGGAGTTGAACGAAACATTTAACCGCCTAACGCGGGCGCAGAAATAGGCTTTTTGATGCCACTTCTATTGAAGCCAATATGACCACACTACCACCGCTTAAAAAGCTGCACTACACAGTGTCGGCAGACTACCTGCCATTTCGATATTGGCACGTTCAGGCTTACTCAGCCGCAGAAGCGTGCCGGGAAGTGCATGCGCTAACCGAAATACCGATGGAGCAACTGGAGGCAGCAAAATGACTGATCGCGAAATAAACGAAGCTATTGCCACCGCGTGCGGTTGGCGGTTTGAAGACGGCGTGTGGATGTGGACTAAGGACCGCATCGACTGGACTTCGCCGGAACTCTGGGACTGGTGCACTGACCTCGACGCCATGCACGACGCCGAGAATATACTGGTGCGCAGGGGTGAAGAGTACGCGCGATGGGTGTTGGAAATTGTCAGCCGGGACGCTGGACCAGGAATTTATTACCGGGCCGGATCGTTTGCGCACATCCACGCAACCGCCCGGCAACGCGCAGAAGCGTTTTTGCGCACGCTGGGAAAAAGGGAGGAGGGGGAATGACTGACCAAGAAATTAACGCTGCGATTGCGCGTGAGTGTGGGTGGACTGACATTCACGACAGTGGCCCCTGGCACAATCACACCTTGTGGGGCTACCCTCCCATGAAGCCGGGACAGGGAGGCAATGCATACAAGTACCTGCCCAATTACTCCACCGACCTCAACGCAATGCATGAGGCGGAGAAGGTGCTGACTAAAGACCGCAACTCATATCTCACTACGCTTGCCGGTTTGGTCGAAACGGATCATCTGCGCGGGTTAGATGCAGACTGGCCGTGGGTGTGCGCAACTGCCCGCCAACGCGCAGAGGCGTTTCTGAGGACACTAGGTAAATGGGAGGAGGGAGAATGAAGGTGAGAGTCTGTGTTTACGATAGTCCAGCGGGACGCAGAGAATGCTGGGAAAATGGAACGTTAATTTACGCCATCGATTCTCTTTTGTTGGTCAAAAAAGAAGGGCCGGGTTTCCCGATTTTCTTTGGCGCAAACATTGGACCGTTTGAAACTGGGCAAATTGTTGGTGATCCAAAAGCAATGGGCAAATGGAAGGAGGGGGAATGATCACAGATCCAAACCACGTTAGAATGATTAACGATGCACGCTGCGATTGCGGTGATCCTTGTATCCTCAATTCCGATTTGGATGAGGCAGAAGCCAGAATTGAAAAGCTGGAAACTGCACTTAAGCGCATTCGCGATTACCATGGCAACTGGGCACAATCCATGCGTCAAATAGCACGGGAGGCACTGGAATGAGCATCACACCATCCGAACGTATTGAGCACGCACTGGCAATTGAAACACTCAAGGCCATGCTCGACGAAACATCCCGGCAGCTTAGGACTGCACTCAGGCGCATAGAGGCACTGGAAATTCAGATGCGCAGAGAGGGCTGGACGCAGGAAGACCTTGACGCGATTCAGCCAAGTGTGGTTCATTAACGGCAATCCCTATGGGTTCTTTCCGCGAACGCCGCGGGACCACTGGCGTGTGCCACACCGGTCGTGCGTGACAGTCTGGAGAGACAGACACATCCGCGACACCTGCGTGGCCTGATTGCGGTTAGGCCAAAAGTGGTGCGACAGCCGGGAGAGACCGGCAAATTTTGCGACAGCAAACCGGCACCAGTGCCGAGGCGGGACGCCGCAGAAACGGGGCGAAGGTAAGAGCCAAATGCAGACCTGACAGCCGGGAGAGACCGGCAGGAACTCGGCCAGAGTGTCGCGAGTCTTGCCGCACATAAAACTATAGCAGGACTGGGAACGCCGCTACCCACCGCCAGGCGTGACAGCCGGGAGAGACCGGCAATACTGCATGACCGAGCTAGACTACTCAGCAGGCATCGACGACCTTCTTGACCTTGGTCTAACGCACGACCAGTCTGAGGACGTCTGGCGCTGGTATGTCCGAGGTTGCCGAGCGCACGCGCAGACCTCTGGTGGCGTGGCAATCGTCCGCATCCTCAGCTGGCTGCTTGAGGCAACGGCACGCAGCAACATGCGGTTGCGGATTGTGGGCATGGCGTTCGGGGTTGGGCTTGGGCACCTGACGGGCTACAATGACATGAGCCAGGCAGCGGCTGCACTGGGAGTGTCGCACCAGGCCGTGGAGTACGCGGCCAAGCAAGCGGCTAAGGCAATGCTTGGGTGACCTGAAAGATGATGCTAGACTGATGGCAAGATTGTGCGAGTATATCGGCAATCGACCCCCGGACGCCTCTCAACGATGCGCACCAACCGGGGGCTTTTTTTGCCCTAAAAAAGTTGGGCCATGAAGGGGGTATGTCTTTAGCCCAACTTGCCTACTCCCCCCCGGCAAGGAGTCTCCTAAACCGGCTTTTCGTCGGGGTGAGCTCAAGGACGCTTGCTTTTTTTTTGTGCAATCGGCAAAAAACGGCCTGTCTACCGGCAGAAATTGCCGCGCAGTTGTATCTTTGACTGTATTTTGCCGGTGTATTATTGATAATACAGGCAAAAAATACCGATGGCATACAGTCACAAACAGATCGCCGAGCGTTACGGCGTTTCCCGCGGAGCCGTTCAAGGATGGGAAAAGCGAGGGCTTAACAGGGGCTGGAGTTGGGAAAAGATCGAAGAGTGGCGCGCAGTACACTCTGCAGGGCGTGTAGTTATACCGCCGCAGAAACCGGCAACGTCAGAGCCTGCACCGGCACAAAAGCAGGAAAAACCGACAGCTGATGTCGTAATTTCACAGGCTGCAGGCTTTCAAGAGACCCGCACGGCAAAACTCAGAAAAGAAATTGAACGCCTTGACCTCATCATCAAACGCGAAAAGGGCGAGCTGGTGCTGGCCGCTGAAATGCGCGAACTCGGAACCCGGGTTGTCAGCGTCTGGTGCTCGGAACTCGACGCGTTGGTTGGCGACCTGCCTGGGCAACTGGCCGGACTGACTGAGGCCGAGATCCAGCCAAAGTTGAAAAGCCGGATTGAGCTCCTCAAATCCAACGCTCGGGAGGGATTTGCCGGACTATGACGCCTTTCTTGCAGGGCTGCTGTTCCGGGGTGCGGCTGGCGTACACCGGCGATCCGTTGGACTGGATGGAATCCAACGTGCGCTTTCCGCACTCGTCCCGCTCGACTCATTTTGACCGGCAGACAGCGCCGTGGTGGAACGCCGTGTTCCACGATTTTGCGGACCCCACATGCCGGCAGACTTTTGTGCAGGCATGCACGGGCGCCGGCAAAAGCACTGCACTGGAAGCACTGGTTTGCTGGGCGGTGGCGCAGCAGCCGGGCCCGATGCTGTCCATTACGCAGACGGATGCGACCTCGGCCGAATGGATGGAAACGCGGCTTAAACCGGTACTGGCAGCTTGCGAGCCACTACGGGGACTGATGCCGAGCAACCGGCACCACGTCAAAAAGGATGGGATCTACTTCCCTCACATGCCGCTCATGCTAGGGGGTGCAAACACTTCCAACGCTCAGGAAAAGTCGGTGCAGGCACTGTTCCTCGACGAATGCTGGCAATACTCGGACCTGATCACTCAATTCAAAAAGCGGCTGCACGACAGGTGGAACGGTTACGCGCTGCTCGTGTCCCAGTCCTACGAGGAGCCACACCAACTGACCGAGGAGTGGCGCTCCGGTGAGGAGTTTGTCTGGTGCCACCGCTGCCCGGCATGCGAAGAGTGGGTAAAACCGGCGTGGACTGACATTAAGTACGACGAGGCGAAAAACGAGCAAGGCGAATGGAACTGGGGCGCTCTGGTTAAAACGGTTCGGCACGAATGTCCGCATTGCGGGCACATCACCCCAGACACGACCGCGGCTCGGCGGGCGCTGACGCAGCGGAGCGAGTGGCGCAGCGAGGGCAATGACCATGTCGAGGGCTACCGCTCCCGGCGAATTTCGGCACAGTCCGTGTACTGGATTCGCTGGGCGGATCTCGTCATCCAATGGTGTCAGGCTTCCGACGCTCGGCACCTCGGTGTGCTACAACCGACCAAAGATTTTCGGATGCAGCGACTCGCGGAACCTTGGAAGCAAGAGGAAGAATTGCCAGCGCTGGAACTCGAAGCCTCCGAATATTTCCAGAACGAGTGGCAAGACGGGCGACCGATGCCAGACGAGGCCGCCAGGGTAATGACCGTGGACTGCCAGCAGGACCACTACTGGGGCATCGTGCGGGTTTGGCTCAAGAATGGGCATAGCCGACTTCTTTGGGCGGGCAAGATTCTGACCGTGGACCAGATCCGCGAGATCCAGACTCGGCTCAAGGTGCCGGACAAGCGCACGCTGTTGGACGCCGGAAACAGTTTCCACGGTCGAGTTTACGATACCTGTGCCAAGTACGGCTGGACGGCGCTTGTCGGGCGCGCTGAAGATCATTTCACGGTGCGCGGGCAGGACGGCAAACCTATCCGCCGGTATTACTCTGCGCCCGATCGCGTGGTTGCACCGACGACCCGAGACGCTGCTGGCAAGCGCGTGTTTGTGACCTTTTTCTATTGGGCGTCGGATCCTATCAAAGACATCCTGGCTAACCTGCGCAACACGGGCTCGCCAGTCTGGGAGTTCCCGCAAGACGCTCCGCCCGAGTACGTCCGGCATCTCAATTCCGAGCGCAAAAGGGCAACGGTTGACAAAAGAACCAAAAAGACTCGGCTACGATGGACGGCTACAGGGCGGCCGAACCACATGTGGGACGCGGAAGCAATGAACGTGCTGACGGCACAGATTCTTGGCATCCTTCCCGACATGATTTCTGCCACGCCGGAGGTTGACGAACCGGCGCCCGCGGCGTAGGGTGATTACTCAACCAAAAACCCTTGGCGGGGTTGCGCTGGTTGGGGAAAAATCAGACCCGGTCCCTGAGTGGGGGCCGGGTTTTCCCTTGTCCCAATGGTCTTGGTTAGATGGCTCCCGACCAAAAGCTCCTGCTCCAAGTGTTTCTCACGCGTGATGTGGCTGAGTTGCGGGCCATCGTCTCCCAAAAGTTTGACCTTGTGTCCGCCGGGAAAAGCTCGCTGGTATCCAGCAGCATCGACGGCGCATCCTTCCAATTTAACGTGGGCGGCACACTTTCGCCGTTGGACGTTATGATGCTCGCGCAGATGGCGCTAAACTACAAAGCCGCCGGCATCAATGGCCCGGTGCGCAGGACTCAGGCGTATTTCATATGAGTTTTCTTGACCGACTAAAGAAGCTGGCGGGCTTCGGAACGCCGAAACCGCAGGCTGCTTGGGACGCTTACCGCCGACAGCGCCTTGTAGAGGGCGGAGTCTGGGGAGAACCGTGGTGGAGGAATCACACGCAGAGCATCAGCCGCGAGTTGACCGTTGGGGAATGGCGCACGGTAAATTCAGCGGCGCGCAAACTTTACTGGAATAATGGGCTCGTGAATGCGGCGATCGATCAGAAGTCGATGCTGTCCGTAGGGATGGCGATGCGGCCGATCTTTGTGGGCGCCGACAAAGAGTGGGGAAAACAGGCCGAGGCTGTTCTGTTGGACTGGTTCCAGATTGCCTACCTCGACGGCAAAAGCTGGTGGGAAGGTTTGCGGTTGGAATCCACCGCTATTGACCGCGAAGGTGATCTATTGACCATCCTGACGACCACACAAAGCGGTTACCCACAACTCCAGCAAGTTCCGTGGCACCAGATCGGAAGCCGTGGGGAAGACGGCATTTTGACCGAGGGACGTTATCGCGGGCTTAGGATTTACAACGGCGTTATCCTTTCCAAGACCAACCGCGCCGTGGCTTACCGAGTGCTTGGAGAATCGCAAGACGGCAGCGAAGACCGGGACATCCCGGTGCAATCCTGCATGCTGACAATGGATCCTCGGGAAGTCGATCAAGTGCGTGGCATCTCAGCGTTTGCTCCCGCCATCCGCGATCTCATTTCCCTCAAGGATCTGGGCGACGACATCCAATCCGCATCCAGAATGGCTGCAAAGATTGGGCTGATGGTCACCAACCAGCAGGGCATGGCGGACGCCTCGGACGCGTACAATGCGCTGACCGAAACGAATACGCCTCAATGCACGCCGGGGCTTCGCATCACGCCGATGGCGGGCGGGCGCATCGAATACCTACAAGCCAACGCTGGCGAATCCATCGAGCAGATTGACGCCAAAATTCCTACCGAGGCGCAGGACCGGCTACAGGAGCGACTGATTCGCAACGCACTGCTGGCCGCACAATGGCCGCCTGAGTTCGGCTGGGACATGAGCAAACTGGGTGGTGCTTCTGCTCGGATCGTGTTGGAGCAGGTCAACCGTATCACCTCGGAGCGTCATGCTTACTTGGCCGCGTTCTGCAAGCGGCGTTGCGCGTTTGCCGTGGCACGCTTTGTAGAGATGGGCATTCTGCCGGAATACCGCGGCGCTGACCGTGACCGCGGCGGCGCGTACCAATTCCGTTTCACCGAGCCCGCCCGTTTGACGGCTGACAGCGGATACGCCAGTCGCGATGCCATCGAAGCCTACCGTGCCGGGATGCGATCCATGACCGACATCCTCGCCAGCGGCTCCAAGACTCTCGAGGAGCACTTGGACGAGGTAGAGCGCGAGGAACTGGAAATCAAAAAGCGCGTCGAACGCTCTGGCCTGACCCGCGATGTGTTCGGCCTGCTCACCCCCAATGGCAACCCGCCAACCGTGCCAACCGAATGAAATTTCAACGAGTCATCGAACAAGTTTTCTACCGTCCCTGGCTCATCACACCGGGGGGCTACGCAGCCGTTCGCAAGCTCGTGGAGGCGCGGCTGGTGCGCGCCAACGGGGACGAGTACGAAGGCATGATGGGGATGAAGTCCCAGCGCGAACCGATGGAGATCGACGGGCAGGGCATTGCGCACATCTGCATCGAGGGCACACTCGCCAAAGGCATCAGTCCGATCGAAGCCTGCTGCGGCGTCTGGGATTACGAGTGGGTCGCC